GATATAGCAGATAAGGATATTGCAGAAAAAACGTTCACCGACTCGCTGAACCATATGTTTGATTCGATGCTTGAGCTGCGCCAGGAAGAGTTAATCGCTCGCGAGCGCACACACGGTTTGAGCAGCGAAGAACGCCGGGAACTCTGGATGTTAAACCAGGAACTGGCTAAGAAATAAACTGAAAGACAACATCATTCGAGTTGCATTAAGTCAGCAAGCGAACGCAGAGACAACTTGAAAGATAAAAGAATTTAACGGCTTAAATGCCGAATATCGATCGGGAAGCCCCCGGCAGCCGCACTGAGAGGCAGCGGCACAAATATAAGTACGCCCTCGCTTTAAATGTTGGTAGCAGCACCGCCGACACCAAATAAACGAAATAAGTGTGGATACCGTCTTATGGAGCAAAACCCGCAGTCACAGCTGAAACTTCTTGTCCAACGCGGTAAGGAGCAAGGCTATCTGACCTATGCCGAGGTCAATGACCATCTGCCGGAAGATATCGTCGATTCAGATCAAATCGAAGACATCATCCAAATGATCAATGACATGGGTATTCAGGTGATGGAAGAAGCACCCGATGCCGATGATCTGTTGCTGGCTGAAAACTCCAACAACACCGATGAAGACGCTGAAGAAGCCGCTGCACAGGTTCTGTCCAGCGTGGAATCTGAAATCGGTCGTACCACTGACCCGGTGCGCATGTACATGCGCGAAATGGGTACCGTTGAGCTGCTGACCCGTGAAGGCGAAATCGACATCGCGAAACGCATCGAAGACGGGATCAATCAGGTTCAGTGTTCTGTTGCCGAGTACCCGGAAGCGATCACCTATCTGCTGGAACAGTACGATCGCGTAGAGGCTGAAGAGGCGCGTCTTTCCGACATCATCACCGGTTTCGTCGATCCTAACGCTGAAGAAGAAGTCGCTCCGACTGCTACTCACGTTGGCTCTGAGCTCACTAAAGAAGAGCGCGAAGAGAACGAGGAAGAAGACGAAGAAGACGAAGAAGAAGAAGACGACAACAGCATCGATCCTGAGCTGGCTCGCGAAAAGTTTGGTGAACTGCGTACGCAGTACGAACTGGCCCGCGACACCATCAAAGCGAAAGGCCGTAGTCACGCCGCTGCGAAGGAAGAGATCCAGAAGCTGTCTGACGTGTTCAAGCAGTTCCGCCTGGTGCCAAAGCAGTTTGATTACCTGGTCAACAGCATGCGCGTCATGATGGATCGCGTGCGTACCCAGGAACGCATCATCATGAAACTGTGCGTTGAACAGTGCAAAATGCCGAAGAAAAACTTCATCACACTGTTCACCGGCAACGAAACCAGCGAAACCTGGTTCAACGCCGCTATCGCCATGAACAAACCGTGGTCTGAAAAGCTGCACGACGTCTCTGATGACGTTCAGCGCGGCTTGCAGAAACTGCGTCAGATTGAAGAAGAGACCGGCCTGACCATCGAGCAGGTGAAAGACATCAACCGTCGTATGTCTATCGGCGAAGCGAAAGCCCGTCGTGCGAAGAAAGAGATGGTTGAGGCGAACTTGCGTCTGGTTATTTCTATCGCCAAGAAATACACCAACCGCGGTCTGCAGTTCCTGGATTTGATTCAGGAAGGCAACATCGGTCTGATGAAAGCGGTAGATAAATTTGAATACCGTCGTGGTTATAAGTTCTCCACCTACGCAACATGGTGGATTCGTCAGGCGATTACCCGCTCTATCGCGGATCAGGCGCGCACCATCCGTATTCCGGTGCATATGATTGAGACAATTAACAAACTCAACCGTATTTCTCGCCAGATGTTGCAAGAGATGGGCCGCGAGCCAACGCCGGAAGAACTGGCTGAACGCATGTTGATGCCGGAAGACAAGATCCGTAAAGTGCTGAAAATCGCGAAAGAGCCAATCTCCATGGAAACGCCAATCGGCGATGATGAAGATTCGCATCTGGGTGATTTCATCGAGGATACCACCCTCGAGCTGCCGCTGGACTCTGCCACCACCGAGAGCCTGCGTGCTGCCACTCACGACGTTCTGGCTGGCCTGACCGCACGTGAAGCGAAAGTCCTGCGTATGCGTTTCGGTATCGACATGAATACCGACCACACGCTGGAAGAAGTGGGTAAACAGTTCGACGTAACGCGCGAACGTATTCGTCAGATCGAAGCGAAGGCACTGCGCAAACTGCGCCACCCGAGCCGCTCTGAAGTTTTACGTAGCTTCCTGGACGATTAATCGCCCCGGAACTCAAAAAAGCTCCCTACGGGGAGCTTTTTTTATGCCTGTACGGAGCCAAATACCAGGAGGATTTACCCTCCTCAAAGAACGTGAAGATGAGCGAACGGCCAGAACTGCATTATCTTCCCCGCACCACCAGTGCTTCATCCAGTTCCCGATAGGCTTCCACCAGTTTATCCAGCGTCGCTCTATTGAGCCCGCTCGGATTGGGCAACACCCACACCTGGGTCATGCCGATCGTGATACTCTGCTTGCCCCATTGCGCTCCGCGCTGGCTAAACGCCTGCTCATACGCCTGCTTACCGAGGATCGCCAGCGCTGCAGGCTGATAGTCCTCAATCTTTTTGACCAATTCCCTGCCGCCGCTGCGCAATTCGTGCAGATTTACCTCATTCGCCTGCACCGTGGGTCGCTCGACCAGCATAGTAATACCGCAGCGGGTATCCAGCAGATGCTGCTCCTCTTCTGGCTTCAGAAGCCTGTCGGTAAATCCGGCCTGATGAATCACCTTCCAGAAGCGATTCCCAGGATGGGCAAAGTGAAAACCCGTGTGCGCCGATGACTTACCCGGGTTGATCCCGCAGAACACCACCCGTAGCCCGGGTGCAAGAATATCGTTGATCATCCCATTCTCCGATCAATACATCAGGTAGTTAGTATAAAGGATTGATTATGCATTGTTTATAAAAACAGCAGGCAGGTGTGAATGGCTGGATTGCGCGGCTGAGTTACTTTATAATTCACCGCCACGGCCCCTTAGCTCAGTGGTTAGAGCAGGCGACTCATAATCGCTTGGTCGCTGGTTCAAGTCCAGCAGGGGCCACCAAATTTAAGCAGTATATACATACACTTAGGCCACTCTCGCGAGTGGCCTTTTTGTTACCTTTTAACCATGTGTCGCAAAAGTGTCGCAGCAGTAAAAATCCTTCCATCGCATAAGCTCTTTTTTAGCGCCCTAAAAACAAGAAACCCGCACAAGGCGGGTTTCGGTTACATCCACAATTGTCTCTGACCACTGGATGACGGATGGGGTGGTACTGGAGTGATATCACCGGGAGTGACAATAAATCGCTCTATTGACTCCATTGTGACAAACGTACAACTGCAATTTATGTTTGTACATTGGTGGTATCGCTCTTTGGTATTCTCGCTAAGATAGCGACTGGTTCGCGCATGTGCCGCGTACTGACATTTTGGGCAATGGAACATGAACACCTCAAATTCTCAAAAAGAGAATGAATGATACCCAAAATTCTCTTTTTGCGAAATTTATTTAATCTATATCTTCAGCCAGGTATTCAACATCTGAAATCTTCACCTCAAGCTCTAGGCCCGTCGTGTAGCCGTTCCCGTTGAGACTGTGCACCACTCGGCTGATTATCCACGCCTGCTCGTCTATAACGCGCTTAAAGCCTTTCACCGCTACCGGCGTTTCAGGAAATAAATCTGCACGGCCAATGGCAAGAGAAATTGAAAACTCCGCCACCCCGCGCTGCAGTTTGTCCCACTTCGCCTGAGCCGCGCGCATGGCCTGCGCTTTTGTCGCAAAGATGGTCGTGAGCTCCAGAACGTTGTCAGACTCGCCGGCCATATACTCGCCCTCGCGCGCTTCCTGCTCCTTTTTCGCCTGGCGCTTTGCCGGTGCTTTGACAGCTTTCGGGTGCTGCAGCGCGCGCAGGTGTTGCACCTTTGGCTTGCGTTTCAACTTCACTTTTTGCTTTTGCGGTTTCGGGTCTTTCGTGTGCAGCCATTTAGCCGTGACGCCGGTGTAGGCTTCGCGGTCAGCAATCGCAAACTGATGCCGGTCGCCGTCGCCGCGCTCGACGGTCATTTGTGGGATGGGTTTGCCGCTTGCCGTCATCGCGCTACCGGCTTTCAGGAATAACAGTTTCCCGTATTTCACTGAGACCGATGCGCCGTTACGCTCCGCCAGTCGCGCCAGAAATGCCGCGTCGGATTCCTGCGACTGGTCGATATGCGGCACGGCGATCGTTTTCAGGGTATCCGCGACGCTGGCCGTCAGTTTATTGCGCTGCGCGATGGTCTCAACAATCACCCCGAGCGTGGTGTCATGCCATGACTGCTCGCGGCGTGAGTTCAGCGTCCCGCGAAAATCCGCACTGCGCCCCCGGATGGTCAGCGTATCGGGCGCGCCCCGATGCTCAATTTCATCGACCGTAAAACTCCCCTTATTCACCAGCGCGGAGCCCTTCCAGCCCAGCCACAGCGTCAGCTTTGCCCCGCGCGGCGGCAGTTCGACAAGTCCGTCGGTATCATCGAGTTCGATATCGAGCTGGTCGGCCTCGAATCCGCGATTGTCGGTCATGGTCACCCCAATAAGCCGGTCGCTGAAATTCTGCGTGATATCCGTGCCATTGAGCGTGAGCATATACGCCGGTGCGATGCGCGCCCCGGCCTGAATATTCATTTCAGTTATCATCCCGCCAGCCCTCCGAGCCAGTTATCCGCATCAGTTACCAGATTGCTGGCCTGCGTTTTCAGGTCGCCATAAATGGCCGCAAGTGATTTATCGACGCGTTTCAGCGACAGGCTAAACTCAATCTTTCGCGCCGCGCCATCGCTGAAAAATTCAGTGTGCGTGTGGGTCACTTTATCGATGACATACATGCCGTGGATCATGCCGTTCCCGTCGATTAACGGCCATGCGCGACCCTCGTCGGCCATCAGTTCGACAGCCAGCAAAGACAGACGACCGCCGGTGATTTCCGGGTAAAGCGTACCCGACAGCGTGCGCGAGGTTTCCCCCTCCCCGAGAAACTGATACGCCGGGGGCTTGCCGATACGGTCATTCGACGCCCAGCGGTAATCCTTCGAATACTGCATCGACTGATACGGCAGGGTGCGCCGCTCAAACACAAAAAAGCCCAGCACCATTAACATGCGTAAAGTCCTCCTTAATCGTGTTTCATGCTGGAGCGCTGGCGCGCACGGTTTTCGCGGTCGAGCTTGTCGACGGCGTCGCGGAGCTGGCGGTCGAGGTCACTGCCCGGCGCAACGCCACCCTGCAGGGTGATGTTGTACTCGCTTTTGCTCTGGTCGATGTACGATCGGCCTGCGGGAGCCGTCACCGGCTGATAACCCTGATAGCCGCCATAACCCGCTGTTGCCGGGACATATCCGCCACCGGCGGCGGTCTTATCCGTTTTCGCGGCGTTCTGGTCGAGGTCGCTCGATTCTTTTTTGATGACCCCGAGCTTTTCCAGCAACCAGCTAACCTTTCCGCTCATGCTGTTAAAGATATTCAGCGGAGCCATCAGCGCATCGGTCAGCCCCTGACCAAAGGCCACCACGACATTTTTGCAGCGCTCGAAAATATCCTGCAGGGATTTCACCGGCGCAAACAGGTCAGTAAACCATTTCCAGACCGCACCGAGCTTTTTCGCGATAGCGTCAAACACCGGCGACAGCGAGGCAAAAGCCGTTTTAATCCCCGCCACAACGTCCGAGAAAAAGGCGCTAATCGGCTCCCAGAATTTATAGATGAGCAATGCAGCACCCACGACAGCCGCCACCACGGCCACCACCGGCAGACTGATTGCCCCAATGGCCGTGACGATCGCCGTCCCGGCCGTGGTGAAAATCACACTCAGCAGACCGGCAGCGGCAATAATCCCGTTAATCCCGGCGATGACCGGCCACGCAATGAGGCCAATTCCGCCCAGCACGCCGACCAGCGCCAGCGCACCGGCAGTCACACTGAAAATGGTCTGCGTCAGCTCAGGATTCGCTTTCGCCCAGGCGGCAACCTTGCCGAGCATATCGGTCGCGGAAACCGTCAGGCGACGTAACGCGGAGTTTTCTTTATCGAATACCTCAATCTGCAAATCTTCATAAGCCGACTGCAGGTTTTTTAAATCCCCGTCGAGGTTATCGGTCTGAATTTTGGCTATCCGCTCCGTGGTTCCCTTCGAATCCCCGATTTGCTGGCGCTTGCTGGCAAGCGAGCCATCACCGGCAGCGGCGACGAGTTTAATCGCGCCTTTCATCGCCTCCTCGCCAAAGATGACTTTCAGGTATTCGCCCTGCTCCGCCGTACCGAGCTTGTTTTTCACAAAGGATTTGTGAATATCCTTGAGGATTTTCTCGACCGGCAGCATGTTCCCTTTGCCGTCGCGGGTTTTCACGCCTAGCTCTGAGATAGCATCGACCGCTTTACCCATTGGTGCCTGCAGGCGGTTGAAAATGGCGCTTGCCCCGGTCCCGGCCATCGAGCCTTTAATCCCGTTATCCGCCAGAATGCCGAGCATCGCCGTCGTATCTTCAATGCTCGCTCCGGCAGCTTCCGCGATGGGCGCAACGTATTTCATTGCCTCGCCCAGCTCGACAAGACCGGTATTGGATGACGTAAAGCCTTTGGTCATCACATCCGCGACGCGCTCAATCTCGGTTGTCGACAGGTTAAACGCTGATTGCATGTTGGTAATGATGTCGGCCGCTTCGGCGATATCGACATCCGCCGCGAGGCTCAGGTTAACGGTCGAGCCGGTCGCCGCAAGCACGTCATCAGCGTTATAGCCCGAGCGTGCGAGCGTGGTCTGTGTGCGCGCGACGTCACCCGGTGAAAAGGCCGTGGTCGCACCGATATCACGCGCCTGTTTACGGATGGCCGCGAGTTTGTCATCGCCTTTATCGAGACCGAGGATCGCCTGCGTGCCAGACATCTGTTTATCAAACCCGATACCGGGCGCGATAAACCGCGACGCCCCATAAAGCCCGGCGGTCGACACACCCACGCCGACTATTCCGGCATTGCGCACACCGGCGGCGAGCTGTTGCCCGGATTCGTAGCGTTTCTTGACCGCGCTCAGTCTGGCCTGTTGCTGACTGACCCGCGCCAGCGCGTCACGCTGACGGTTAAGCTGCGCGGTTGTCTCGCTGATGCGCGACCTGAGCCCCCGCTCATCGGTCGACAGTTGGCGGGTATTAATCCCCGCCTGCGTGAGCTCGGTGCGCTGACGCTGCACGGACTGACGCAGGCCGTTGTATTTGAGCTGCAGGTCAGCAGCGGATTTCTTCGCCGCTTCCAGTGCGCGCGCCTGTGCGAGCGTGGGTGTCTCGGTGTTTTTAAACTGGACGGCCAGCGCGGCCGCTTCCTGTTTCGCCTTGTTCAGTGACTGGCCGGTCACGGCGAGCTGCGCGCTGGCTTTCCTGAATCCGTCAATCCGGGATGCCTGCGCGTTAAGGTCGCGCAGGCTTTTCTGTGAATTGCGGATGTCGCCGGTGAGGGATTTGCTGGCAGTCTGGATAGCTTTAAGCGGTCGGCTTGCCCGGTCGACCGCGTTAAGCAGCACCTCAAGTCTGACGTTATTGCTCATGGTGATTTCCGCTACGTTGCAGCGCTTTCTCGCGCCATGTCAGGAGCCCGGTCAGGCTCAGGGAATTCAGTTCTGATGGCGGCCAGTGAAATATCACTGCGATATCCGCCATCAGGTCATCGACCGACAGGTTTTCAGGGAAACTTAACGCTCCGAAGCCGGTGACAAAAAACCGATCACCTTACCGGCGAACGACAGCAGATCGGATGCATCCATACGAACGATTTCGGCCTCAGTGAGCGCCGGGTAACTCATGCGCGGCAGTACCTTAATCAGTGCATCGACATCCGACTGCGCCAGCGCCGCCAGCGACACGCCGCGCAGGGTTCCCGCGTTCGGTTTGGACAGTGTGACCTTTTCGATTTTCTGCTCGCCACGCATCAGCGGCGTATCGAGGGTAACGACGTTCGGGTTTTCGGTTTCGGTCGCAGCAGTTTCGTTTATTTTTTTCATATCTTTCTCTCAGCAAAGTGAAGTGACCGGCCAGCACCGCTGACCGCTTCAGGGGTTACAGGCCAATCGCCTTGCGATGCTCAGCCAGACGGTCAACACCGTCGACTTTCAGCACCATGTTAATGACGTCAATCTCAATGACTTCTTTGCCGTCAATCGTGAACTGGTAATAGGCGAGCTCGGTCGACATTTTGGTCGTCCCGCTTTCGCCCTGCTTATTTTCGCCGCCGTCGTACTCTTTGTGACGGCCACGCATTACCACCTCAACGGCAGAAATGACGCCAGTGTCGTCACGCTGATACGAGCCTGCAAAACGCAGCGGCACACTATCAGCACCCGGCGAGGCGTACTGCGCCCACAGTTCGACGTCGGGCAGACCGCCGAGCGTCCACTCAAGAGAGAGCGCGTCGTCATCAAGACCGAGGTCAATCGAAACCGAGCCCGGCATCCCGCCGCCGCGGTATTTCTCCAGCTTGCGGGTCAGCTTCGGCAGGGTGACGGACTCCACGACGCCCATGTAGCTCAGACCATCGTTGAACATGTTCAGATATTTAAGCTTGCGCGGTAATGCCATGCTTTCAGCTCCTTAGCTGTTGACCGAGTCCGACAGGTTCGCCAGATAGGTATCAGTGATGCGCTGGCGCAGGGTCAGGTTTTCCAGCGGCGGGACGGGGGTGTAGTCGTAATCGATATACAGTTTCCCCGCTTTAAGGGTTGTGACGTCGTTTGACTCCGGGTCGTACCAGCACGAACCATCGACGATATAGCCGTTGGTTTTGAGCTCGCGGAATTTGGCATTGATACCGGCGACGATGTCACGAATAAGCGTCGCAGTGATGGGCTTATCCATCGCCCACGCGTGCGCCTCCGCCATGGTGTCGGCCAGCACCTGCGCGGTGCGGGTGTAGTTCTCAAACAGGAAAAGCGGGTCATCCGAGCAACAGCGGTTTCCCCAAAACTTAAAGCCGTCGTTGCGAATCAGCGTCGTGACACCGGCCTGATTCAGCAGGTTCGCGTCGGTGGCAGGCTCCTGCAAATCCCATGAGACCGAAGCGCTGACGCCGGTGACGCCATTCACGCCGACGTTAGACAGGGTTTTATGCCAGCCGACGGTCTGGTCGATTTTGGCGCGCAGGCCGAGCGCGCGCGCCGTCGCCCAGGCGATGTCCGTCGCGTTCGTTGTGGTGTCCCATGCCAGAAAATCAGGGAAGATCACCATCAGCTCGCGCTGGCTGAAATTCTTGCGATAATCGATGGCGTCGGAAATGGTTTTGCAGCCCCATGCACTGACATAGCCAAAGGCGCGCAGGCTCTGACAGGTTGAAGCGAGCGCGGTCGCCACTTCCTGTGAATCAAGACCCGGCACGCCGAGAATGCGCGGTTTAACGCCGGTGACGGTCTGCGCCGTCAACAGCGATTTGAGCCCGGTATATTTCCCGTTTTCGTCCGTGGTGCCGATGATGTTGGAAATCGTTTCTTTCTGCGCCGCGTCAGGATCGTCGGGGTCGTCGATACCTTCGGCCACACGCACGGCCACAATGACCGGTTTGCACTGGTCGGCGATGGCCTGCAGGGAGGCCGACAACGTGCCCTGTTTACCCGCTTTCGCAATGGCGCTTTGTACGTTGGTAATGAGCACCGGCTCATTCAGCGGGAACGTTTTTTCGTCTGCATCGCTGGCCGTGCAGACCATGCCGATAATGGCCGTTGAGACGGTGGAAATGGTGCGCACGCCGTCATTAATTTCGATGACCTGCACGCCGTGATGATAGTCGCCCATCCGTTTAACTCCGTGGTGAAGTGGAGCCACTATTTTGTGTTGTGTGCGGAATACAGGAAACGGAATGGCGTTGGCGGGGGGATGACACAACCAGCAAAAAGCCCTCCGGGTGGAGGGCTCTGTTTATTACGGCAGTGGCGGCCAGTCAATATCAGGCGCAGTGGTCGTATCAACTGCATTCAGCGCCTGAATGTATAACATCCATGCCATCAGACTGGCTTTGTCTTCATCGCTGATAATGCCGAGCTGTAGCCCGGTCTGCCACAGGCTGATGGTACTTTTCGCCTCACTCAGTAACCGCGCTTTTATCTGCCCTGCCTCCCCTACCTGTGCTTTTCGCCGTGCATCCTCATCCGTCACCCATTCACTACCGTTCCACTGGTCATAAGGCGTGGACGGTGAGATTACCGTGACGCCGTCGGCATAGTCACCGGGCAAGGTAATTTCGACGGGCTGGCCGGTTGTCGTGTTATAAACGGTTTCGCCCCGGTGGTCTGCAACGTATTCCCATCCGTCAGGACTGAGCGCACGGCACACGGCATAACCCTCTTTTGCCTCCACCGGCTTATCAGTGCATGAATGGGCAGGAATCCCCACCCCCACAGCCAGAAATTCAACCGACTCCGCAAGAAACTCGCGAGATTTGAGGTCAAAATTATAAACGGTAATCTCACCGGCTTTCGTCGCAATTCCATTTTTATTCAGCGTCGCTTTCGCCATTATGCCGCCCTCACGATGTAGTTAAATGCCACGCTGCGCGAGCGTGTTTCCGCTGCAGTACGTACGACACGAGAAATATCAAAGCTAAAGTTGGCTGCGCCGTAGCCACCGTTTGAGGACGGTGTTAAGCCCGTGGTTAATGCTGAGTCTGAAATGCTGAATGGTCCACTATAGGCAACATCCCTGAACATCTGTAAGCGACCGATAGAACCTGTAATATTTTGAACCGCGTCCGACTGAGCCGACAGCAGGCCGCGCCCTGCATCCACACCGCGCCCGTCATCCCACCCGCGCAGAAACTCACCGCGTAAATCGGGCAGGCTACCGGAAGGATAAGCAGCGGCCAGTTTTGGATATTTCACTTTATCAAACAGTGCGCCGTTGCATTTCAGCCAGCCATCAGGCGGCGTGGCGAGCGGATACGGGACCGGGACACCAGCAGGTAAGGCTGACCCATCGCCCAGGCGCAGATAATCCAGAATACCCGCCACCGTTTTCCCCGACAGGTCTGTCAGCGTGTTGTCCAGCGGCTGCTTACCGGCCAGCGCACGAACCATTGTCACGGAAAAGTTCGGGTCATTACCCAGTGCCGCGGCCAGCTCGCCCAGCGTATCCAGTGCCGCCGGTGCGGATGAAACCAGCGCAGCGATAGCCGATTTTACAAAAGCCGTGGTCGCAAGCTGCGTATCGTTGACGGTCTGCGCGGGCGTCGGTGCTGTCGGTTTTCCGGTTAAAGCAGGACTTGCAAGCGGGGCTTTGGGTTGAAGCGCCGCCTGCACAAAGGCCGTTGTCGCAATTTGCGTACTGTCGTTTCCTGCTGCTGGCGTCGGCGCTTTTGGCGTCCCTGTCAGTGTCGGGCTGGCCTTTTGGGCATATTGCGAATGCGGATCAAGAGCCGCGATATGCTTTGCCATCAGGTCGTCGACATAAACCTTCAACTCAATCGCTTTGTCATCAACATACTGACGGGTTGCCAGCACGACAGCCGGGTCGATTTTGAGCGACACCGCCGAGGTGCTCGATACAATCAGAATCATGCGAATGGTTTGCGTGCGACCACTCCCCTCCTGCAGTTGCGGCTTGTAGGTCTCGGGACAGTTCGCCACGGCAATGAGCACACCGTCATCGTCGTAAAGACCAATTTCACGAATCCAGAAACCCCCCTCATTCTCGGGGATGATTTGCTCTGCAATAATCTGGCTGGCGTTGTTCGGGTCAACCCTGAGCATATTCAGCGGCGCGATACGTTTCTGATTAATCAGTCTGGTCTGCGCCGGGTCTGGCGTCGGCAGGACGCCGCTACCATCCCCGACCGCTAATTGTGTCAGGTTGAGCTTTGTGCCGAGCGCGGTCGCATTCGCCAGTTTTGCCGCGCCGAGATTGGTCAGAATGGCGAGATATTTCGCTGTCATGCGTTCACTCTCAGGTTGTCGATTAAATGGATGGCCGAGGCCGGGAAATATTCACCGCCGACGACAATTTCCTCGGGGGTGTAGGGGTAAACCGTCAGCGCGTCGCCGTGGTAGCATCCCGCGCCGATATACAGATCACCGGCGGTGCTCAGACTGATAGCGAGCCCGGTCAGGTGGCGGCTTGCCGGTTTCGCATCGTTAATCAGGCGCTCCAGCTCCTGATACATCTCGTCCGTGATACCGCTGTCGAGCACGCCAACAACGAGCCGGAATGTGCCGGGCTCCTCGTTGAGTTGCCACCACTCCCGCACCTCAATCAGAAAACCGAGCGGCTCGACCACCCGACGCAGGGCGCTAATCGTCCCTTTGTGCTGATGGACGAAAAACGACGAGGCGATGACGCTGCGTTTTGTCTCCTCCGGCCACGCCTCATCCCAGCGGTCAACCGACAGCGCCCACGCCAGATACGGCAGCAGATTCACCGGACAGGTTCGCCAGTTCCACAGGGTGCGCAGCGACACCGGCAAGCGCTGAATCTCAGCCAGCGCAGCAGCGGCGGCGACCTCAAGCGTCGACGAGCCAGCGGGTAACAGCCTGTCAGTCATCCGAGCCTCCGATAGTTATCCGGTAGCCGGTGCAGTTCGATGCCTGCGACGGGGTCAGCACAATGTCAGCCAGCGGGGAATCAAGCTCGACACGCTGCACTCCCTCTACATGCAGCGCGGCATAAATGGCAGACAGGCGGATATCGCGCCCGAGGCGGTGCTGCGCGCTGATATAGCTTTTAAGTTTCTGCTCTGCAGCCTGTCGTATGGGCTCCCTTTCAGGACCGGGATACGCGTAAAGCGTCGCGCCTATCTCATACGGCACAATCTCAGCCGACCGGACGGTCACGCGGTCGCCTACCGGACGCACGGTTTCGGCATTGAGCGCCTTTTCCACCGCCGCCAGCAGGTCAGCGCTGGCCGTCCCGTCACCCTCACGGGACAACACCGAAATCGTGACACAGGCAGGCGTCGGGCTCTCGACCGACACGTCAGCGACCCGCCCGTCGGCGCTGCGACCGTGATATTCATACGCCCCTACCGGACCCGCCACACTCAGCCCCTCAAACGCCTGTTGCGCACGCAGACGTAAATCAGCATCCGTTTCCATCACGGCCGACGTCGGCGGGAGTGTGGTGTCGTCCTGCGGGATGACCGTCAGGCGTAGGGTGTTATTGTTGGCAGCAATGACATCGAGGTCGTTACCGTCGGCATAGGCCAGCATCACCGCGCGCGCCGCCTCATTGACGCGCTGACGCCAGATGACTTCACGGTAAGCATTCTCCTGCAGCAACTTCACAATCGGGTCGGATTCGAGCGTCAGGGTGCGCGCGACCGCTTCCTGTTGGTCTGCAGGATAGAGCGAGACGAGCGTCGCCTTTCGTTCTGTCAGGATGGTTTCATAATCCAGCGTTTCCACGACATCGGGCGCGGCGAGCTGGCTCAGGTCAACAATGGTAGCCATAGCGTTTAACTCAGTGGAATGATCAGTGAAAAGGGCTGGCTCGTCGTCGAGCGCGTCCCGGTGATATCGACATACAGCGCGCCGTCAGCCTCGCCACGCTCAAAGGTGATGGTCGACAGGCTGACGCGCGGCTCCCACTTCTGGATCGCGGAAAAACACGCAGACATAATCTGCAGGCGCAGCGCCGGGGTCTGCGGCTGGTCAATCAGCGCTGACAGGAGCGAGCCGTATTCACGGCGCATCACACGCGAGCCAACCGGCGTGACCAGAATGTCGCGCATGCTTTGCCGGATGTGCTCAACCTCAGAAATACTGAGCCCGGTCTGGCTGTTCATACCTAAATAACGCACCGTCATTTCGTCCCCTCCGTTCTGCTACCGCCGCGTTCTACTCCGCCGTGGTCGTGGTCATCCACCTGCACGCCGTTAGAGGTCAGTTTCCCGCCGCTGTGCTCGATATTCCCTTTCATCGTCCCGCCCTTCTGCACTTCGAGTGAGCCGGTGATGAGCTTGTTAGTGCACACCACCTCGGGGGTATCGAGCGTAATGCGGGTTTCGGCTTTCACCAGCACAAGTGGCACGGTGGCGGTAATAGATTCCGACGCGGTGACGTCAGCGGTTTTAATCCCGGACACGGTGAGCGCCCCGCTTTCGGGCTCGTATTCGATGACCGCCCCGTCAGGAAAGGTGATGTGAAGCGCATCCGGCGAGGCAGACGGCGCGGGGTGGTCATCCGAGAAAATGGAGGGCAGCACAAACGCGGTGTCGAGTTCGCCACCGATGGCAAGAATCAGCACCTGCTCACCAACGGATGGAGCCCACCACACCCGCGAACGACCGGCGCGGGAGGTCAGCCAGTTAAGCCAGGTGGTTTGCATCCCGCCGGTCTGGACACGACAAAGACCCTCAACATGGTCGACGTCGGTCACGATGCCAGTGCGGATGAGGTTGCGGATCGCCCGGGCGATATCCTGCAGAGAAGTTAAATTATTCATGGGGAAAGGATGCCGCCAAACAACGCAAGCGGCAATTTTGTGAGGTTTTTTAAGGGATGACACAACAATTGATTTTACTTGCTGAATTGAAATATATTTAATTGTGATTTTATTAATTAGATAGAGGGAGGGGGTACATAGAACGACAGAATGTAGAACCTAGCTAGTGTTACCCCCTTAAAAAGAATTCACTTACTCCTTCTCATTAGTAAATGAGCGCATTATATTTTTTGAAGCAAATACTTTAAACATGACAAATATGATTATAAATCCACCCGCAATTACAAATTTCATTGCATCCCTAACGCCACTATTTTGCCCCTCTCCATAAGGCGCAAACAATACCATCACCTAAAACACACCATTAAAATAAATAATCACTTTGAATTAACATCAAGCGCCATTAATAAAAAAATTCAAAATGCGAAGCTATATATCAAAGACAAATGCAAGTCATTCTGTGAATCACCACTAAAAAACCGATTCACTTGAAATGAATCGGCAAATTTAGTAAGACTTTATAAAATCAGAAGAATTTAATTATCGTAGCGTATATTGCCCAAGCATTACTTGCAAGTTTAGAAAGTTTTGATGAATTTTTTTCCATTGAATCTAAAACGCTTTCAACCTCTGACAAAGTCCTTCTGCTATCTGAGTCTTTACCAGACTTAACAGCATCATTTATTGCAAGAATAGCCGATTCTAAATTATCCTTATACTCCCCTGCTTCTTCATTCTTCAAAAGCAAAGCGAGCTCTTCTTTTAGCTTTTCAAGGGAGGCTCTTTTTTGATCAGTATTACTAATTTTACCTGAGTAACTTGAACATTCACATTCTTTTTTATTACACACTGGACAGCCATTTATGTAGTAATCTTGAAGCGCCTGTCCGAGATCAAGATCTTTAAAAATAATACCCCACAAGGAGAATAACCAAGCATAAATATCCGCACACTCATCATGAAGATTTTCTTTATTATAGTTTTTATCCTCAATGGATTTTGCGTAAGCTTCTTGCAACTCACCTAACTCTTCAAACAATCTTGATGAGTGATAAAAACCACCAAAAATAGACCATATATTTCTATTTGAGGGATATATTTCATTTATCATTCGCGGGGCGTAAGGCGGATGACCTCCTGCTGTAATTGAGTTGTATTTATAAAAAAGCTCTTCTTTGATCGCAGTTGCACTTTTAATTTTTTCTGGTTTCCTATGCGTCTGAATACAACCACATGGATTTCCAAGGCAATAAGGGCAGCAACCAGGGAATTTCTTATAGAAAGAGTCCTGAGGTTGCACCTCAAGCTTTTCACAAATAGCAAACAGCCAAGATATAGCCTCTATAAAAGTATTTTTAAGCAACTCCTTATCTTGATTCCCATCTCTAATAAACTCTCTTGTAAGATAGGCTGTTTTCCGTGTCAAATATGAATACATATACTCAAATGATTTATCTTTATTTTGCTTTGCATATATTCCCGAGAGAAGAATACTCATATCATTTATACGTAGCATATTATTCCTTTTCTACAGAGCGACTTGCGCTATAAGTTAAGTTTATCAATGTAATTTCAACAAATTTCTTGAACATCTTACCTGCACCGAATGTAATGGTAAATAAATTTTAGTTTTTGCTTACTTAACACTGTCCAACAGACTAAGTCCCTTCTAATTTTGAGCCAATGGGAGCTACTTCAAGCATAGATGTTTAATAATTATATATTGAATTAACTGTTTATCGGTCTGACGGAGTCCCAGCAACTGACGTTCTGGATACTGCATATCCAGACTGCGAGGATTAGGCCGGTCTTTAAGCCCGTACTGATGCACCCGAGCAATACGCTGCACCTTAGCGGTAAACTCGACCACAGCAGCATCATTGCGGCCACTGGCTTTCATGTATCGACTGGTTCGCAATTTCTGAAACATCGCGCGCTTTATACGCCCCGACTTTGCCCTGAGCGGCTGACGCTTTCGCGCCTGATACGGTGTGCCATCAGGCGCTTTTTGCAGTTTAATCCGTTGCTGTTGCGATTTTCGCAGCTCTTTCGCTATCTCTGCGGCAAGCTTGCGCCGTCCCGCCGGTGACAGCACCCCAATAAGCCCGGCCAGCTTATCGTCAAAAGGTTTAAGCTCACTCATCCCATTTGCTCACCAGCTCGCCATTGATATAGAGCTCGGTCGGACGCGTGACCGGCTCTGGCAATGGCGGCTCAGGTGCATAGCTGACGTGCAGCGCGCCGCTCTCCTCCCTGACCAGCGTGCGCTCGGTAAGCTGCAGACTGATACTGATATCGACGCTGTCACCGTCGTTTAAATCCATCTGGAAGCGGTAGCCCTTTTTGCGTCCCTCATCCGTGGTGCAGATATCCGGCTGGTTCTCACGCAGCCACGCCGTCACCGGCACAAAAATTAAATCGGGGTCGCCGACAAAGTCACAGACGATTACATTCAGGGTGTAAATCTTTTCGTGCGACAGCGAGGCCGCAAGCCGCGCATCGATATTCCCCTCGTCGGCAAAGATGCGCATCATTTCGGGATTTGTTTCTAACTGCGGCACGGCATCAGTGAGCGCCTTGCGCAGACTTTTCATTTTCTGCATCGATTTTGTCCTGACAGTCTTTGATGGTTTCAACTTTTAGCGCGCAGGCCGTGAGCGCGTGCTCAAGCCTGCGGATATCGGCACTTAAATCACCGTTAATGAGCGGCTCGCTTCCCGGCATCGGGCAGAGGCTCACTTTCGGGCAGGCGCTGTAAACAATGACCGGCGGAGGCGCAGGCCGCTCGGGTGTGCAACCGGCGCACAGCATCAGGCAAATCAGCGCGATACCAGCGGCGTAAATCTTCGTTTTCATTGAGTAACCTCGTGATCGTTTGTTCTCGTCTGGTCGCCAGCTCACCGGCGGCGGTCAGCTCATCCGCGAGCCTGACCTGACCGGCTTCATTCGTCCTGGCGATGCGTTGCGACACGGCAAGCTGACTTTTCAGCATCCCGATAGTGGTCTTTTGCTCGCTGGCGACCCGGTTCGCTTTCTCAAACGAGCGGGATAAATTCACGTTGTCGTGGCGCAGCCACAGCACCACGGCGAGCAACCCGGCCAGCAGTATCATCAGTACTTTCATGGCATCCCCTTAACGCAATAAGCCCGTTCCCGCGCACGGCGGTTCTCAAGCCCTCTATTTCTGACACCGTTCACATACACCCAGCGGGTGAGCTGGTCGCACGCCTGCCACCACTGCTGATGCTTGATAAACGAGACCAGCGTCGAGCGACAGGCCGCGCCGGTTCCGACGTTGAAGGCAAAACTGACCAGCGCGTCATAGACGCGCGGCGGCATCTTCACCGGCACGCAGACCGCGAGCCGTTGCTCGGTATTGAGCACATCTGCGACGAGGTTCGCCGCCGCCTGTCGCTCGGTAATATCCCCTTTCGGGACGACACCGGCTGTGTGGCCGATGCCTGACGTCCACACGCCCGCGCTACACTGGTAAGGTGTCAGGCGACATCCTTCGAGGTCAGCGAGTAGCGCCAGCCCCTCGGGCGAGGTATTCAGCAGACGAAAGTCAGGCATCAGCGCCGCCAGCGCCAGCACAGCGGCCACACTGCAACGTTTAATGATTGAGCTCACGAATAGCCCCCTTATCGAGTCCGAGTGAAATCAGATAGCGATAGGTTTTGCGCTTAAACCAGTAATTCGTCAGCGCGGTAAAAATGGCGCAGCCACCGCCGACATACAGCGCCAGCTTTTCGGGTGACATCGCCCCGAAATACGCCACCCCCACGGCCAGCCAGTAGGCGACAAACGTCGTGATTTTTTCCATGTTCAGTCCCATAGATTCACCGTCTCGGTTTTCGGGGCGCTGTCGGTCTCGGGCAGCTCGATAGCCGTGCCGTGCGGCAGTATGACGCCCAGCTCCGACAGCCCCGGATTCGACTGCAGCACCGTCTCGACCACGCCCCCGGTGCGCCCGTAATAGCGCGCACAAATCACGTCGAGGGTGTCACCCTGCATCGCACAGACCTTCATCAGATTTGCCCCACAATGCAGCGCGCCCTGTCCTGAATGCGCGCCACTGACCAGCGCATATCCCGCCACATTTCATCGATAGTGCTGTCGATACTGTCGGCCTTTTTGTCGCCCTTGCTGGTCGCATCCACGCCGCGATAACGCTCGTAAAGCGTGGCGGTCGTCATCGCGCATACGGCGTTGAAATAGTGGAAACAGCGGACGCTCTCGCCGTCGAGTTCGTCGGTCGGGACATCCGCAAGCGTGGCGTGACCGGCGTCGAGCTGGCGGTCGCGCCAGTCGCGCAGCTCCGCGTTAGTCTCCGCGATGGCGGTCTTAATCGCCCGGCGCAGGCGCACAGGCGAAACGGTCTGCTCAAGGCGCATTTCTTCGCGCACGCGCTGCGGGTCAACATCCGGGAAAAAACCGGTATTTTTAATCACCGGCTCGCTTACGCCCGGTGGCGGTATCACCACGCCCGGCACGTCCTGCGGGTTTTTGGGCTCAATAATCACTGTCGTCATGACAACCTCAGAAAATAGGTGGGCGGTGGACGCCGGTCGCAGTCAGGGCAATCAATACCCGCGTTGACCGGCGTGCCGCCCGGCTCGGGGAGCGTTCGGTTAACCGGCGGTCTTTGCCGCTTTGGGAGGACGTCCGCGCCGCACCGCCGGTTTAGCGGCAGGCTTGCGCGTGCGCGGTGTGTTTTGTTTTTTGACGGGCTCGGGTTTCGGTTTCAGCGCTCGCTCAAGCTGTTCGATATCCTTTTTCACCCCCACCGCACGGTCTAACTGAAACGCGCGCTGCAGGTTTGCCAGTGCTTCGGGCAATTGCCCCGCATCGCGCTGCACATAGCCGGTGATTTTGTGCAGCTTCGCGCGCACGATATCGGGCATATCCGCACGCTCAGTCAGTTCGAGGGTGTGGAGCAGGTGCGCCAGCTCAGGCGACTGATGCGCATCGCGCAGGCGCTGCGCAGCAAGCGCAACTTCTTCGGCCAGCAGATACGGCGTGGTGCGACGATGGCCGCCGACCGGCATCGTCAGGCCATACGTCAGTGCGTAACGGGCAATCTCAAGCGCACCGGCAATATCATCCGCATCGAGACGCCAGAGCATAACGGTCATGACAATGTCATCCTGCGCGCCTTTGCCATTCGCAAGGACACCCGCCACCCACGGCAAATAGAACGGCAGCAGCTCGCGCTTTTTGTCTGCCTTGCGCTCAGTGGATCGGATTTGTTTTAACGTGCGACAGTCTGCGGCCAGCTTAACGAGCATCTGCTCATAGGCAGTTGCATTGCGCAGCGGAGCAGCACCCCGCCGCGCAGTTTCAGAGGCCGAGACCCGCATCATGTGAAGCGCTGCGGGGCTCGTCATGGCTTACTCTCCGCCGTTCTGGTCAGCAGGCGCGGCGGCGCTTTCTGGCTCAGCAGGAGCCGCGAATTTGCCGAGGGTGATGTTTTCAATCAGGCAACCGGCGGCGTAAGCCTCGACTACATAATCGATGTTCATCGATTCATAGTTTTCGATGCGGTCTTTTTTCGGCTCCTCGATGATGGCGCGGCGGTGCGCATCATCCATGAAGTAAATCGACAGGTTATCGAGGCGCGTCACCATCAGCGCATTGGCCGGGAAGTACGGCACACGCACGGCAGGCAAATTGCCAATGCGCTTCTGGCTGATGATGATGTCAGCGGCCAGCGACTCGCTGTTTTCCTGCGTCTTGTTGACGATCGGGAAATATTTATCTGCGAGCAGCTTGCGCCCGGTAATGACGACGAGCTCCGGGTCATCCTGATAAATCTCGTCAATCAGGTTGGTCGTGGAATCCATCACCAGCGCATCGAGGTTTTGATAGTCGCCGTTCTCCCCCACGCGGATCACATCGGAAATGACCTTGCCGTCTGCGTCGGTGATTTTTGACATCACGCGCGCTGGCGCTTCCTTACGGTATTTCTGCAGCCAGCCCACCGCCACATCCTGCAGCATCGGATGGTTTGTGCGGTTGGAGGTTTCCGCGCGCTCAATGCCGTTGAAACCGGCCATGATGAAATCGAGCGACTGGCGCTTGATAATCGCGTCACGGATACGGGTCTGGAAGTCCTGGAATCGCGCCCACAGGTCGAGCTGTTTGTAACGGATATGGAAATCAAAGTTGATTTGCGCACATTCGTATTTGTTGGATTCCAGCGCCGTAAAATCGGCGGTCTTGCGCTCGTTATCACCGGCAGTATCAGCGGTGCTCGCAATCGTGCCATTGACACCTACCCCGACTTTTTCGCCTTTAAGCTCATCGACCGGGACGATGTTGATTTTGGTCAGAAACGCGGATGACACCTGCAGGGTGTTCATCAGGGTTTGCGTGACCGACGGCTCGACGGTGAATTTCTTCGCCACGTCATCAGTGGAAACGCCGTTCAGCTCCGCAACGCGGGACATGTAGGCATTAAATTTAAAGCGGGTTTCTTTACGCATTGTTATTCCTGTTTTCTAAAAATGGGGTTTCAGGCCGGACAGCGCCCGGCGCGTTATCAGCAGTTAGTCAGCAGCTCGTCGCCCGTCCCGCCTTTCGACTTCTCGCGGCGCGGCTGGCTATGGCTTTCGGTGTTATCGAGGGCGCTTTTTAGCGAAGTAAACGCCTGCGCGCTTTCGTCTGCCTTGCGCGTCACGTCCTGCTTAAACTGCGCTAAGTTGGTCTCAAGCTCCGCGATGCGCTGGTCAGTCGCACTGAGACTGGTCTGCACCAGTTCAGAGACTTCCGTCACCGCCTCATGCACGTCAGCAAAACGCGCGTCGTCGCTGACCTGCTTGCGGCTGAAAATGGCCTTTACCTTGTCGGTCAGGCTGTTGAGCACGGTGTCGGGGACATCTTCAAATTCCAGCTCAGCCAGCGTGGCAACAGAAAACAGATCGTCAGGCTGGTCTTTTTTACCGGCGAGCGGGTTCTGCGTGGCACGGCTGCAGAATTCGAGGTATTCCGTGCCGAGACTTGCCGGGTCATCGGTGACGGCGAGGCCAATCAGGTAACACTTGCCGCTATTTGAGAAATTCGGGCGAATTTCCATGGAGGTGTAAACCTTCTGACCGGCACGCACCATGCTCACCAGTTCGTCGAGCGGGGCGATTTTGCCAAACAGCGCTTTTTTGCCGTTCAGTGCCGAGTCATCGCTGATGATGTCCGCTTTGACTTCCGTCACATCGCCATAGCGCTTAAACGGGCTGTCAGGCCAGAGACTTTTGATATGTTCCAGATTGATGCGACAGCCATAGACACGCGGGTCAAAGGTGTCAGCCATGTCCTGAATGTCATCGCCGTTAATCACGCGGCCATCGCAGGTGTCACCCTCGACGCCGATGCGAAACCACTTAGAAACTTTCTTTGCCATTGTTCAGGTGTCCTGATGTTGGGTTTTCGGTTCGGGTGTAGTTTCCCGACTCCGACCCGCATCAGCCACCGCTTGCAGAAGTGCAACCCCTGACACAACAGAGGCTTAGCGATAAAGACCTGTTATTTCCTTAGCCTTGCCCCGTATTCACCGACACGAGGCAACCATGACCATTTCGACTGACCTCTCCCTTTTGCACGAGCCGCGACGACAGGCGCGCCTGCTGTTCTGGCAGGGATTTTCCGTGCCGCAAATTGCCGACACGCTGCAGGTGAAGCGCCCGACGGTGCAGAGCTGGAAACAGCGCGACGGATGGGAGGAAACCGCCCCGCTCAACCGCGTGGAAACCACACTTGAGGCGCGGCTGATTCAGCTTTACGCCAAGCCAGACCTGACACCGCATGATTTTAAGGTCGCTGATTTTCTGTCACGCCAGATGGAACGGTTCGCACGCATCAACCGCTACGGCCAGACCGGAAATGAAGTCGATTTAAACCCCAACATTGCGAACCGCAACAAGGGAGATCGCAAAAAGCCGAAACGCAATTTCTTTAGCGACGAGGCTATCGAAAAGCTGGAAGAAATTTTCCTCGACCAGTCGTTTGAGTATCAGCTCAACTGGCACAGGGCAGGCATCGCGCACCGCATTCGCCACATCCTCAAATCGCGTCAGATTGGCGCGACGTTTTACTTTGCACGCGAGTCCCTCCTGCGCGCCCTTAAGACCGGGCAAAATCAGATATTTTTGTCAGCCAGTAAAACGCAGGCGTATGTGTTCCGTAAGTACATCATCGCCTTTGCGCGGCTGGTCGACGTCGACCTGTCAGGCGACCCGATTGTCATCGGCAACAACGGCGCAGAGCTGATTTTCCTCGGGACTAACTCCAACACCGCGCAGAGCCACAACGGCGACCTGTACGTCGATGAAATTTTCTGGATACCCAATTTCCAGCGGCTGCGCAAAGTGGCCTCGGGGATGGCGTCACAGTCGCACCTGCGCACCACCTATTTCTCGACCCCGTCCACGCTGGCGCACGGTGCTTATCCGTTCTGGTCAGGCGAGCTGTTTAACCGGGGGCGTAGCAACCGCGACGAACGGGTCGACATCGATATCAGCCATAAGGCGCTCGCCGGTGGCGTGCTGTGCCCGGATGGTCAGTGGCGGCAGATTGTCACTATCGAGGATGCGCTCGCCGGGGGCTGCACCCTGTTCAATCTGGATCAGCTCAAACAGGAAAACAGTGCCGACGATTTCCGCAATCTGTTTATGTGCGAATTTGTCGACGACAAGGCGTCGGTATTCCCGTTCGAGGAGCTGCAGCGCTGCATGGTCGATGCGATGGAAGAATGGGAGGACTTCGAACAATTTGCCGACCGTCCGTTTAACTGGCGTCCGGTCTGGATTGGCTACGACCCGTCACACACCGGCGACAGCGCAGGCTGTTCGGTACTGGCTCCGCCGCTGGTTGCCGGGGGCAAGTTCCGCATCCTTGAGCGTCACCAGTGGAAAGGAATGGATTTTGCGGCGCAGGCGGAGGCCATCAGGTCACTCACTGAAAAATACACCGTCGACTATATCGGCATCGATGCGACCGGCATCGGCCAGGGTGTTTACCAGCTCGTGCGCTCGTTCTTCCCGGCGGCGCGCGCCATCCGCTACACGCCTGAAATGAAAACCGCGATGGTGCTGAAAGCCAAAGACACCATTCGACGCGGGTGTCTGGAATATGACGCCGGTGCGACCGACATCACGCAGTCATTTATGGCCATTCGCAAAACCATGACCAGCAGCGGGCGCAGTTCGACCTATGAAGCGAGTCGCAGCGAAGAGGCCAGCCACGCGGATATCGCGTGGGCGACCATGCACGCCCTGTTAAACGAACCGCTTTCCGCCGGGAGCGGGATGCACTCCAATTCAATTCTGGAAATTTACTAAGATGAAAAAACGACAGAAAAAACCAGCCACCACGACCGCCAGCGCACCGCAAAAAATGGAGGCGTTTACTTTTGGTGAGCCCTCCCCTGTTCTGGATCGCCGTGACATTCTTGATTACGTTGAGTGTATTCATAACGGAAAGTGGTACGAGCCGCCGGTCAATTTCTCGGGGCTGGCGAAAAGCCTGCGCGCCGCCGTTCACCACAGCTCGCCGATTTACGTGAAGCGTAACATTCTGGCAAGCACCTACATCCCGCATCCGTTGCTGTCGCGTCAGGATTTCAGCCGCCTTGTGCTCGATTATCTGGTCTTTGCCAACGGCTATCTTGAGAAGCGCATGAGCGTCACCGGCCAGCTCCTGAAACTGGAAACCTCCCCGGCCAAATACACCCGCCGTGGCGTCGAGGATGATGTTTACTGGTACGTGTCGAGCTTTACGCACCCGCACGAATTTGCGCCCGGCTCGGTGTTTCACCTGCTGGAGCCCGATATTAATCAGGAGCTTTACGGGATGCCGGAATACCTGAGCGCACTTAATTCCGCCTGGCTGAATGAGTCCGCCACGCTGTTTCGTCGCAAGTATTACCAGAACGGGGCGCACGCGGGTTACATCATGTACGTCACCGACGCGGCGCAAAGCAGCACCGACGTTGAGTCGCTGCGCTCCGCAATGCGTGATTCGAAAGGGCTCGGGAATTTTAAAAACCTGTTTTTCTATGCGCCCAACGGAAAACCGGACGGGATTAAGATCGTGCCGCTGAGTGAAGTCGCCACGAAAGATGACTTTTTCAATATCAAAAAGGTGAGCGCCGCTGACCTGCTCGATGCGCACCGCGTGCCGTTTCAGCTGATGGGCGGCAAGCCTGAGAATATCGGCTCATTGGGTGATGTCGAGAAGGTGGCAAAGGTGTTTGTGCGTAACGAACTGTCACCACTGCAGGAGCGTTTTAAAGAGGTAAACGACTGGCTCGGAATGGAGGTGATCCGCTTTAAAGATTACAGCCTCGAATCAGAATAAAACCCGCCAAAAATGCCGCCTACGGGCGGCATCATCACAGATCGCCTCCGACGCGCCACACGCAACGCATTTATCAGTCAGCCCCGACGCAGGCCAGTGAAGCGGCAGCGCCGTCAGGAGGCTCGCAGGCTGACACAATTAAATGCTGACACCACATCTGGCGCGCAATGCTTTCCCCGCCACGCCTGCCCGCTTTATGGATCGGTTTTAATGCAGTTGCATCATAGCAACAGACCGCGGTACGCTAGACGTAATATAATGAAAAAGTGGTTTGATTACAGATGCACTTGCATGCAAATTCATGCACATTATTTTATGATCAACCACGTCTAAAAAGATGTAAAAAAACGCGTCTCTAACACGGATGTTTTTAGTCTTAATGCAAACATCCTTCTAAGGTACTCCCTTCAATTCAGAGGTTAGAATGGATAACAAAATCGTAGAAATAGATACCAAAAAGCTTGATTTTGACCCTCAGAACCCAAGATTTTTCCGTCTAAATGATGCCAGTAACGCATCAACAGTTATAGAAGAGATGCTAGATGATGAGAGTGTTCATGATCTGATGCTATCAATAGGTCAACAGGGCTATTTCCCAGGTGAACCTCTATTAGCAGTAAAAGATGGAAGCAAATATATTGTTGTCGAAGGAAACAGACGACTGGCTGCAGTTAAACTTTTAAATGGCGATTTACACCCCCCAAAAAGGAAATTGAAAGGGGTTTTAGAAATCATCGAAGATACAACGCACAAGCCTAAAAAACTCCCTTGCATAATTTATGAAAATAGAGAGGATGTTTTAAGATATATAGGCTACCGCCACATAACCGGCGTTAAAGAGTGGGATTCCTTATCTAAGGCAAAATATCTTAAAGAGCTATGTGACACCTTTTATTCAAACGAAGATAAAGATGTTGTATTAAAGAGTTTGGCACGTGAAATTGGTAGTAAAGCGCATTATGTTGCTACACTTCTAACAGCACTAAATTTATATGAAGTAGCACATAGCAGTGAGTTTTTCGATTTACCTATGAAAGCCGCAGATGTAGAATTTTCATATATAACAACTGCTCTTGGTTATTCCAAAATAACAAACTGGCTTGGCCTGCAAGATAAAAAAGACTTTATAGAACCAGAATTAAATGAAGAAAATCTAAAACGTCTTTTTTCATGGTTCTTCGTACCAGACCAACAAGGAAGAACGATCATTGGAGAGTCTCGAAGAATAAAAGACATTGCAGCCGTTGTTGAAAAAAACGAAGCTATAGATGTACTTATAAGAAGCTCAAATTTGGACGAGGCATATTTATACACTAATGGAGAAAAAGTAGCACTAGATAAAGCGCTTAGTGCCGCCAGTGTTAAATTAAGAGTTGTTTGGGATATGCTTTTGAAGGGCAAAGAAATAACCGCAGAACATGAGGAGGCGGCTTCAGATATTTTCGACATGTCTAAAAACATAAGAAATCAAATCAGAAGCAAAAGAGAGGATGATTAAGATTATGATTATTAATCTTGATACTATGCCCTCGAATGAACCATATTTATGGGCTGATTATGTTGAAATATTAGCACTGACTAATTTAGATCGCTCATTCAGTCGAGGAGATCTCTATAGCACATTACAAGCTCAACCTGAGGCGGTCTTAGCTGAAGCTGAAGAAGCTGAAAATGAGAGCATTGATGACGCCGAAGATGAAAATGATGCCAATGCACGCCGGAGAGCTCGGCGTAGTGTTAGCCGAGCATACGTGGATAGAAAATGGAGTCTAGCTATAAGCTTTGTTCGGCAACGTATTGATCTTTTTGGTAATAGTTATCCATTCAAGCTCTCAGATGATAATGACACTGTTGAAATACGTGATATTGTCGAAGAAGAGCTAACCCATTTAGAAAAGTTATATTTAGCTTTACTTATCTGCGCAAATATAAAATATGTTCACTCAGGGAGTAGAAGAGTAGTAACTCATAGCTTCGAGCTAATAAGTTTACCAATATTTGAAAGTCTAATGCCTAATGGTAGCATCATTAAAGCTTGCTGGGCTGCAGGTGGTCAGCAGGCACCATATACAGGAACTTTATTTAACAAATTTACAAACATTGCTGCAGATATACGCTGCACTGCCAACTTTAAAGCCCGTGATTTTAGTCGAGGAAATAGTGGTGATGGCGGGCTCGATATTATTGCCTGGCACCCTATGGGGGATTCAAGAGATGCAATTCCTATTTCTTTTGTTCAATGTGGCTGTTCGCAGGAAGAATGGGAAGCCAAACAACTTGAAGCCTCTCCAGCTATGCTTTACAGCAAGTTCCCTGTAGCGCACAAATGGGCAACATACTATTTTTTACCGCAGGATTTAAGATGGATGGATGGTGAATGGGCTCATAAAAGTAAACTAGGCGATGCAATTTTTGTTGACCGCCTAAGACTGATTAACCTAACAAGAAATGCAGAAGCCATTGATCACAGTATAAGCATTCAATACTTAGATACTATACTAAATATTGAAAATGAAAATGCAGCAGCTTAATCCCATATATCTGGGAGATTATTTGCAACCGCCTCAAACAACGGAGGCGGTACAGCATTCCCTACAACAGTATATTTCATATTCATTGAGGCTCTTTCGGTCTCAGGAAAAATTATGTCGCCGAACCCCTGTAGCCTACCCGCTTCACGATAACTGAAACGTCGAGCTGGATTGTCAGTAACAAAACGCCACGCGTCAGGGCCTAATTTTTCTAACTCTGGGCTAATTGGGTGGAGAGGCATGTGCCTAGGGTTTGCAACAATTGTCTTAGATATCTGATCCCATCCTTGACGGCGATTTCTAGACATGTAATACCAATGAAAATCAGTATCATAATACTCGCCGACCGGCCAATCAGGAAGATCACCAATTGCATCTTTGATAGTAGTATATGGCTTTAATCCCTCGCCGTACGAGGCTTGAGGAAAGGTATATTCAGTTCCAAATTTTTCGTGGATTCCAACAATAAAGATACGTTTGCGATTTTGTGCGACTCCAAAATGTGAAGCGTTTAAAATCTGAGACTTAACCTTATAACCAGCCTCGGTGAACACTTTAAACTGATCTTTCAATAAGTGCTCAAAATTGCTTCTTACCATCCCGGATACATTTTCAACAATGAATGCTTTCGGTTTCACAACCTTAAGGGCTCTTGCGAACTCAAGATACAGTGTATTGATTTTCCGGTCAGCCTTCCGCGCCCCTCCTTGGCTAAACCCTTGGCATGGATAGCAACCGACAAGAAGGTCTGCAGTTGGAAAAGATGTGATACCACCGACATCGCCTAATACGTAGTCAGTTTCTGGATGGTTAGCAAGATAGACATCACGGGCATACGGCAATATGTCATTAGCCATAAGGACATTAAAACCGGCGTTTAACACACCCGCATCTGAACCACCACAACCTGAAAACAGCGATACTACTGTAGGCATTGAACCCTCCTAAAACCGACCGCGCATTATAGCGAAAGCTGACTCGGATAGAAGCATGTTTTCTCGGAAGCTTAATATTCTCACTTTTCAAGCATAGTGGCCATAGCCAAGGAGAAAAAACACGCCATATAATTTATTTTTATTTTTCAATGGGTTTAGCTGAAAACACAATGGTAAATGAGCTATTTTTCATCAAATTCCCTTTTGCCAGCTCTGCAATCAGGCTCAATGCAATTTCACGATCCCTTTCCTGACAAGTTCCCTCCGTTGTCAGACGCGCAATCATTTCGACACGTTCAATCATGACGTGCTCTCTCAACTCTCTATCCACACAACCCCCACAACCAAACACTGTATAAACATACAGTATCACGTATGGATAAATGATGTGAAGAAAAAAATCGCAAAGAAATACGCTGTATGTACATGATATGGATGAATATTGCCGCTTACTCATTCTTTGCCATTTCTGCTAACGCTGCAACACGACTGAGGATTTTCCTAGCTTTAGCCAGGTGCGATGGCGCTGCGGAAAAAATTTCTCCTTTAGCCGTTCCGCGTAGCCATTTGCCATCAAAACAACTTTTACCACCGGACATCAGGTGCAGGGCTTCACCACGGCTGATATTTATGCCGGTTGTGAGATGTATCTCGTCGATAGTTTTCGCTATAGCGATGCTTTGATCCTTCGTTCCGTGGATAAATTTTCGCCGCGTAACTGGCTTTTGCTTCCTAAGTCGATTCGTCAGCTCTCGTCTTTCACGGCGACTCAGGGGTTTTGTTAAATCGAGTATAGGTGGCTCACCTTCGCTTCCCGTACAGTTATTGACAGAACTCCGAGAGGGCGCGGTTGCGCCCTTAACGTCAACGGCCAATTCAACGGCACGCTTCGGCACAATTTTCCACTGTGTCAGGCGGGTTAAAATAGGGGTGCCAGCACCGACCTCAGAATCGTAAACACCACGGATGCAAACCGTTTCCTCTCCATACTGGTTAAACTCATCACGCGCTTCGTACAGCGTGCGCACCTGCAGATCGTCACGGCGAACAAACGGGCCACCCTGTGCGTTTACATAACCAGCCCAATCACCAGCATCGGCGGCATCATGTACAGCGGCAAATTCCACGCTCAACCCGTGGGCGGTCTCAGTATCAGCCAGGCGACGCAGTTCACGGTAAACCGTCACCGGCGCACCGCCGATAAACTGAAACTGACGGATATGCCAGCGAGCCGCCCACGCAGAAACAGCGGGTGCAGTCTCTTTGAGTAACTCACCGCTCTCGTCATCGGTCTCGCCATCAAGAGCGTAACCGTCAATATTCTTAGAGATGTATTTAGCGACATAGCCGGTCGCACTGCCCTTCTCAGGGTCAATCGCTTCGGCGTGAAAGCGTGCTTTTTTGGCTTTGTCGCTTTTCAGCTCATGACTATCTTCCTGCCACGCATAATCACGAATGACGCGCCGAACACGTTCGACATCCTCCGGCAACATAAACATAAGCATGTGCCAGTGAGGGGTCGCGTCGTGATGCGGTTCGGCAACACGGATGCCGAAAATGCGGATTTCTTCCCGATGCAGTTTGGCCCTGATGCGCGCCCACAGACGGGTGAGATAACCCTGAGTATCAGACGGGCTGGCGCCTTTCCATTTACTGTTACGGTATCCCGCTTTGGTTGTGGCGTGATATTTGGATGGCGCAGTGAGGGTGTAAAATTCGCCGACATAGCCGAGGTCATTGCAGATGTTTTCGAAACCGCGAATACGCGTCATGAGCTCGCAACGGCGGATCGCAGGGTTGGCGACCGAGCCGTCATATTTCTCAATCAGGCTAATCCGGTTGCCTTCTTCATCCTCGAGCTCAAGCCCCTTGAGAAACTCACGCGTCCGTCGCTTTTGCTCGCGCCAGTCTGTTACGCAGTTTTTGCTCGCATAGACATGTTTTTTCTTACTGACATTTCCGACAGCAATTTGCAGATGTTCGCGCCACGCAGACGCAACACGACGCAAACGGCCACGCCACCATGTTTCGGTAAACATGCGGATCACGGCGGGGGCAATGTCCTTTTTGTCGAAGAATTTCTTTGTCACTCGCTCCCAGTGAGGAGGGGTGACATTGAATTGTTTAGAGATAAAACCGGCGTGCATGTACCAGGTATAAAGCGTTTTGAGCTCACCAAACCCTGCGTCGTCGATATTAGCCAGCTCCGAGCGGATGAAATTAGCAATGTCACCAGCCAGCAGATCGATATCAGCACGCGACATATCCGGTAGCCGGTTAAATCTGGCAATCATATTCACCATACGTGACGCCAGATATTGCATTAACTGAGTATCAAAATGACCACCGAAAACAGCGGCAGAAACGTCGCTTTTGATGCCGGTACATTCATATTTTTTTGCGACCAGTTCGAGACGTGACAATGCCTTTTTGCAGAAGCTGATTAAAAAGGCATTGGCTCGTTCACTGCCCTGCGTTTGCTCCAGTACGGTAGCCGTGCGGTTAACCTCAAATCGCACACACTCTGGCTGATGGGCAAGCGCCTTACGCGCATGCAGCAAAGCCGCGAACATCTTATCGCGGCGGTATTCCTGAGCGTAGGTGAGATAGGGGCTGGCTATTGCCTTTTTAGGGGCATTCCACGCATAAACGAATTTGATCATGCGATGATTAACTCCAGTTGATGCGGAGTCAGCCCTTTCGACTGCCACTCTGAAATTGACGGTGGCAATACTGCCTCAACGGTATTTTTGAGAATGGCGCAGCGGCGTTTCAGTATTACTGCTTTGAGCTCGGCATCTGAGAGATTTCTTGCATAATCGGCGTCACGAATGACCTTTGTGAGCTCGGGATATTTAACCTCGAATTTTGGAACGTTACAGGCAAGGTTGGTGCTGTCCGCTGTCGACAGTGGATAGTTCCCCAGCACGCGCCCATCGAGCATTCGCAACCCATGTATTTGAGTTGAAAAGTTGTGTTTGCAGTAAATAGTTTCAAACGCTTCCGTCATCCGGCGGTGCCAGAGCTGGGTTCTGATAGTGGCGTACTCACCTGATGAGCCAAAGCATACTCGCGGCCACTCCCGGCAAAGCTCAATCAGACGGTGCAGCGATTCATGTAAATGCCACACTGGCGCAGCCTTTTCTCTGAAACAGCGTGGTAGCTTTGCGATCAGTACGTCGTTATCTGTTTCACCACCTTCAACCACGTCAGGGATAACAAAAAAGGCGAGTTTTGGATGGTGATAATGGGGAATAAGCCATTGATAGAATTGCTGCCAGTCAATAACAAGGCCACGCTTCCAAGCTGAAAATGCCCCGTTATCGATGGCAACAGAGAGGGCGTGTTTAATTGATGCAGCCAGCTGGTCAGGGCGTGCATAAGATACGAATGCGCCAGCACCGCTTACCGCAATCCGGTGAACGTTACCGGCGTCACCCCAGACGGGCGTTCCGTGGTAGTGGATAACCTCAGACACGCTTTCGCCCATCACACGCCCCTGTAATGTTTAGATTTGAGCTCATTGATTTGCTGGCAGGTTACGCAAAAGGTCACACCCGACATCGCTATACGGCGAGCCTCCGGGATTGGTGCGTCACATTCTTCGCACAGCAGGCGAGACGGTGCAGCGTTACGGCTGCGTGCGTTGCTGATATGGCGCTCGCGGTCTTCCTGCTCGCGCTGTTGTGCTAAATCCATTGCGTCGGCCATTAGTGCAGCTCCTGTGATTCATTTTCAAAGCGGCAGGCTTCGCGGCGCAGCAATTCAGCGGCTTCTGTGCCGTTCATACCCTCCTTGGTGATGTAGATAGCCAGCGCCTCAAGGCGGATTGAAACAGCGAGGGCGCGGTCTTTGCGTTCTTCTTTTCTGGCATCTGTCAGCAATACGGCCAGCGCATCGCTGTCAGTTTTAAAACTATGGGATTGGGTATTACGCATAAGTAACTCTCCTGATTTCGGGCAATAAAATGCCCGGCGGGTTTACGCCATTAATTTTTCTGTCTGGATTAATTCGGCATGGTTAGCCGTTTTGGAAATAAGCTCACTACTGCACGAAAATGATTCATCGCGGTAATAAGCGCTTTTTTCTCCTCAGTAGTCAGCTCACTTAATTTGAGCTCATGGCGAGCATTTGGGATTTTCGCCAGATAGAAAATGGCGGACAAAGCACGGCTATTTTCTTCAAACAGCGGATCGCGCTTATCACGCATATCAGCAACAAAGCGCTCAAGCTCTTTACCGCTATCGCCCCAGTGTTTCGCTCGCAGCTCTGCAACGTAGTTGAGACCGGACAGGCGCTCACCGGCCATTAACGGCGCAGCTTGCGGCACAGCTTCGATAGCCATGAATCCCTCTTATAACGGGTAGATAAACCAGCCATTAAATCGGCCTGTGAACGGCTCGGGTGCCAGCGCTTGCCATCTTTCCCCATGATCCAGCCGTGACCGCAGTGCATGGCCGGGCTTTGCTTAATGAGAAGAGAGGCGAATGAGGGTTCATTTTTCAACATATCCACCTCACATAAGACCGAATGACGCGCCGATGCCGCTCATGGTATCAACCGCACTTGCCATTGCAGGATTAGCCTGGAGGCGAGCCTGTAGAGCGAGGGCTGAAAGCGACAACATACGAATACCGGCATTAACGCTCTCAATCATGGTGCTCTTACGAGCTGGGGTCAGGCGTTCTGTCGAAACTGCGCCGCTTGCCAGTTCGCCGAGTTCACTCATGGCGCGCATGACGTAGGACTGCAATTTGTCTTTCGCCAGTTCGTTAACCGGCACACAAGGCAGACAATGGATCTGAGCCAGAAAACCATCGACGAGTGTTGAGTCTTCGGTCAGGTCAGTCAGCAGCCATAACTCTGGCGGAGTGAACTGATGAGGCTGCTCCGGGTTCAACTTGTTACGTAGCGTTTGAACATTCATCCCCGCACGCTCAGAGAGCTTCGCCATGTTGTGACGCTGCGCGAAAACCCGACACGCTTCGTCATAGTGGGGATGTTTGGAAACCTGAAAATCAAACATGATTTGCCTTTAGCTAATCTCTAGGATGATTTACGCATTAAGCGAAATATCACATTCGCTTAATGCCTGGATGGTAAGCGCGGCCATGTTCACTTCAATCAAGCCCTTTGTCTGTTTACCTTTCGGTTTGATTGGTAATTTTCCATATTCAATCAGGTTTTTAGCTGTTCCATAGGCTGTACCTGTACGTCGGCAATACTCATCTAATGGCAGGTATGGCTCGGGGATCACAATTGTAATGTTAGGGCGCATGGGGCAAACTCCAGTTTGAGGCCGATAAGGCAATATCGGTCAATATGAGGCGATATCTAACTACGAGGCTAGATTAATTAGATAAAATCTAAGTGTCAATAGCATTTAGATAAAACCTAATTATCTTGAAGAGAATGGCACGATTCCGAATTGATCCCAATACCGACAGCGCACCAGTGCTTGATAGAGTCATGGAGGCGTATGGCTTCACGCAAAAGATGCAACTTGCTGAACTTATGAACATCGCAGCAAGCTCCCTATCCTCACGCTATAAACGCGGCGGACTTCCGGCAGACATCATGATCAAATGTATGGCTGAAACTGGCGTAAACTTGGAATGGTTAGCAACAGGTCAAGGTCGGAAATTTGACAATGAAGAATTAGATATTTTGAAAATCCCGCGCCAGAAAATTGTTGATGGGCAGTTATACGATGCGGGTATAGTTATGCTCGACAAAACGATTTTCCCGCAAGGCAAGCCGATCCCTGAAAATCCAGTTTGTGTTCTGGATGTCATCACTCAATACGTTGTAGAGAAGAATTTCAGCGAAGTTTACGATGACGAATGGCTGGTAGAAGTTGAAGGAAAAACAAGTGTGCGAACGCTGACTAGAATCCCAGTCAAAAAAGTACGTGTCAGTGGTGTTGGTATGGCATTCGATTGTTCAATTGACGATATAAAAATTATCGGAAGGGTAGTATTAAAGATTAAGTAAAATATGGACGTTTACATGATTGATTTCAAAACAACATCCTATTCCTTCTTAGAAACAACGAACTCATTAAGGAAAACTTATGCCTGTTCGTAAGCTTCCAGATGGCCGTTGGGTTGCAGACTTTTACACTGTTGATCGCAGTAGTGGGAAAGACGGTAAACGCATGCGCAAAAAGTTCTCAACGAAGAGCGAGGCATTGGCGTTCGAGAACTACACTCTTCAAAAAATTGATGATTCCCCTTGGCTAGGAGAAGGTAAAGATACTCGCAAACTTTCCGACTTGGTTCAGTTGTGGTTTGATCGCCACGGTATAACGCTGAATGACGGGGAAAAGCGCAGAAAATCTATGCTATGGGCATCTGAATGCATGGGTTCACCTTTAGCGACAGAGTTTAATGCTCAGCTTTTTACTATCTACCGTGCTAAACGTTTAGACGGTCATTTTGCAAGGACAACGCGAGTTACAAAAGTGTCCCCTCGCACCATGAATCTGGAACATGCGTATTTCTTAGCTGTATTCAACGAGCTGAAAAGACTTGGCGAATGGAAAGCACCAAACCCATTGGAAAATGTTCGACAGTTTCGTACATATGAAACTGAAATGGCTTATTTAACCGGTGAACAGATTGAACGGCTACTTATTGAATGTCGGAACAGCTCGGCCCCAGACCTTGAAATAATTGCGAAAATTTGCCTTTCAACCGGTGCTCGTTGGGGGGAAGCTGAAAAACTAAAGCATTCTCAGATATCCGAAGAGAGAATAACTTTTGTTAAAACAAAAGGTAAGCGTAACAGGACAATACCTATCGATCCCAAATTGATAGTACAACTTCCGAAAAAAACAGGGACATTATTCACTCCTTGTTATTACGCTTTTCGAAATGCGCTCGAAAGAGCAGAAATATCATTACCTGCTGGGCAGCTAACCCATGTTTTACGCCATACTTTTGCTAGTCATTTTATGATGAATGGAGGGAATATATTAGTGCTGCAGAAAATACTGGGACATACAGATATTAAAATGACAATGCGGTATGCACATTTTTCTCCTGATCATCTTGAAGATGCATTGAAGCTTAACCCTTTAACAATGAAAGATTAG